CTCGTTTAATGCTTAAAGGCAAGGGCAAACCAAATCTTGGTGTTACTTACGATTCTTCGAAGAAGGCATCGCAAAGTATACAGTTTGACGAGACAAAGGCGCGTACTGGAGTATTTTCTCCGATTTTCGCCGAGAAAGTTCGTCGCGATCAATCGTTGTTGTTGGATGATGTTTTCATCATGCAGAGCAAGAGCCCTGACGATTTGAATCGGTTTTTGTCGAATTTTTCATCAAGGGGATTGACATATTTGATGATTGATGGAGAGATGTTTGATAAGAGTCAGATTTACACCACTCTTATGATGCATTGGAAGAAAATGGAAGCGTTGAAGGTCATGCCCAGATATGTTGAAATGTTGGAGCAGAATACGGTTCAAAGAACTGCTTCATCTGTGCAAGCCGGTGTTAAGAGTTATCTAACACCACAGCGTGGTTCCGGAGATTCAGATACTCTTGATGGGAATTGCGATGTGAGTCAAGCTGCGTATGCGAGGTTCATATCGAGAATCAGGCACGCCATTAAGTTCATTCTCATCATGGGAGATGATGTCACGATTGCGGTTACCGACGATGTCGATACGCAAACAGTGGAGGCAGATTGTATTCGGGAATTCAATTTGTCTGTTAAACTCACTAAGTCGAAGTATGGTGAGTTTGTTAGTGGGTGGTTGGTTCACATGCCGGATTATTCAATCAGGTGGGTTACTGATCCGATGAAGAGGGCAGTGTCCTTGGGTGATCAATCTGTTTCCGAGCAAGTTGATTTCTTCGAAAAGTGGGAAGGTTTTCGAGATTTGTGCAAGGGTCTTGAAGGTCATGCCGTTCAAGATTATTTGTCACGAGCAATGTCAGCTTACTATACACGGGTTTTTGGTGCATCTGTTTCGATACAGACTGCTTTGCAAGTCGTTAGGGCAGTGTCTACATTGGCAAAGAATTACGATCTTTACAGGTCGTGTTGGGCATTGCAGGCGACAAGGCGTCACAATTGATGACGGTGACGTCGTTGTTGTGTTTGTGGGTTATGCGTTATACATGAACAGTAAAGTTCACATTAAATCAAACATAGTCAGTAAAGACTACATTAAATCACACATTGTCAGATAAGACATCAATAAATCAGTCTACAGGTCACTAAAGTGAAATATATTCAC